AGTTGTAGACGATCTAGGCCCTGGTGCTGCAAGTAGCACTGAAGCTGCAAGAAACTATCAATTACAGCAAAGTCTAACTCCTGATGAAGCATCTAAGTTTAGAGCTGCTAGGTCCGGCTTAATTGTGCCAAATACTCTTGAGAACACTAAAGCATACTTCGGCACTGCTATGTCAAATGTGCATGACTTGTTTTCTAAAGCACAAGCTGAGTATGAAGCGGCACAACAGCAAGTCTTAAAGCTTCAATCTGCGCTTGAAAAAGCTGCAGGCCCAGGCCGTATGGCGCAATTAAGTAATGCTTTAGACACTGCACAAACGGTTTCTGACGCTGCTAAAGCAAAACTTTCGTCACTTGCTAGTCAAGCGCCTCCGTCCATGGTTCAAGCTGGAAAGTTTATTAGCAAGATTCCATTTAGCAATATCGCATCAGGCGCATTTGCAGGATACGATGCTGCACAAGCATATGATGACTACAAACAAGGTAACTACACCGATGCTGCATTTCATGGCATGGGTGCTGCCAGCGGCGCATTAATGGCAACCCCTAATTTGTATGCAAAAGGCGTAGGCGCTGCAATGGCCATTCCTCCGCTGGCATATGAAGCGTACAAATACTTTAATAAGCCAGATGAGAAAGAAAAAGCTAAAGCCCCTTAGCTTCGATAATTCGAATTATCTGCTTTAGCATTGCAACTTGAAGCTGTTTGGCGTCATCAACTGACACTTTTAGGGTGTCATCAAAGTCTTCAGGCCTTACCAGCTGAATCTGCGTATGAATGGCATGCAAAACGCTACGCCTTTCCAGCATAGAGCCTACGTGAAAAGCTTCTGTCCAGACATCATACGGGTCTGTAAGAAGATCTTCTTTGCAGGTGCGCTTTAACAGCTCAATCCAGTTTTCATAGCCGTCACGAACAATGTTAAGAGGCTGCATGAGTATTCCTTAGCTTAAGAATTTTTTCAGAATAAACAGGCTTTGGCTTTTCAATGCTTTCAATGCCTTTAATAGCCAAAGCTCTAAACTCTGCCCATTTACGTTGGTAGACAGGGTCTTCCGACGGTGGCACATAGCCGTATAGCTGTCTCCATCGGATTGATACATCAGTGGATGCAGGTGTGTACACAAAATGCTCTTTGGTAGTCATAGTTCAGCTCCTTTGGTGTTTAGCCATGCACGAAGTGCAGACATTCCGCCATCAATTAGTACATGATTAGAGAATTGCTGGTAGATGCCGTAAATCGAATGATTTACAAAGTTCTTCATAATAAGATAAGCATCGGCATTTATGACTGACTTTTCGTTTACTGACTTACTAGCATCAACAAATCTAAAATCGTGCTTATGACCGTACTCTGACTCAATCATGTGCGTTTGTGAATTAAGTAAGCCTATAACCACAATTCTAGGCTTATGAAAATTATCACCATTGTATGTCGGATCATGCTTTGTTAAACGAAATTCGTGCTCAAGCTCTTTAACTACCAACTTCACATTGTCTTTGACAATTAATGCAATACGTCTAGCAATGGTGTTAATTAACTCATCTATTGAAGACTCTTGTGCAAGTTCAACCGTTACTTCTGGCTCTGGCTCTGGCTCTGGCTCTTTAGCAAGTGGCTTAACATAAGCTGCACGTTTCTTAACTTCATTAGTTAAGTCATAGCATGATGAGTAAGAATTAAATGCTCTATGTCGGTTGCGATCAGTAAGCACCATTAGCTGTGCTTGCTTAATCGCGTCGTAAGGCGAGAGTGCACGCAATTTATAGTACTCTGTTGCTTTATCAAGCACTTTTTCTTTTTCTTCATTTGTCCATCGAATTTTAGCAGTCATCATAGTTCCTTTTTGTATTCAGTAATATAGTAGCGGTAGTACTTCACACTTCTATTGAGTGCTTGCTTCTTAATGTTGTATTCAATACAAACATCTATTTGCCGCTCAAGACGCACTACCACACGTTCAAGAGCAGCAAATGTTGGTTTCTTCCAGTTTGGATAGGCAATCTTAAAAGCTTTAAAAATTTCTTTACGAGCCTTCAAAGGCATTACCTTAAGCTTACTGTGGATTGCCTTCCAGTTATTCATGGGTGTTTCTTCTCAATGGCATCGATCTGGCTAAGCAAGCCTTCACGAATTTTTAAGTACACATCACTCCCAAGGTACTCATCACGGCCTTTAGAATGGTAAAACTGCTCTTCACACCAGTCAAAGTTATCGTTCTTTGCATTTGGCGGAAAGATATTTGTTTTACCCTTGGCCGATTGCCGCTGATAGAACACATCCGGCTTTCTAAAGTCTACCAACCCTTTAAGAAAAGGATAGACCTTTAATACTTCAAGCCATAGCTTTATGGCGATAATGTTGTCTACCGTGGTTTGAATTTGCTCATCACCACGCATGATGCAGTAACCAATAAGGTCTTTAATCGTGCACCTAACCATATAAAAATGCTCAAAATTGCGAGGCATGATAGTCCGAGTATCAAGACCGTGCACAAGACCACTATCAAGCATGTCGATATAAAGATCTCGAGCCATTGTAGTAATTTGCTGATAACGATCATAGAAGTCCTTGTTAGCCATAATCCCGGGTTTAACCACAACGCGGTCATCGCGCATATCTCTATCGCCATGGACTTGAGCCGCAAAGCTAAACAGACGGTGTCTGATTAAATGCGTTGTATCAACCATATCCATGCCATTAACCGACCAAGTGATGTTAATCGTTTCCATTGCAGTAGGCAACAGTTCATACTTAAATAGCTCATCAATGGTTTGATCAACGTCTTCTTTTGGAAAGTCCCATTGGATCTTGTCATTCCATGTGTTCATTAGAAACACTGAAATCGTCTGACGGAATTGCTCAACCGTAGGGGCATGGACGATCTTGACATCAATGGCTTCCAGCTGGTTGACAAACTCAATTGGCTTTGGCTTTTGACCGAATTTAAGTGTGGTGTGCATCTTTTGTAGATGCGGCATTTGTTCTTTACTAACCTTTGGCATGTTGTTCCTTAATGAGTTGAAGTTCTACTAATCGTGCGTAGCCTGCAATATCTGTCCAGCTGTCTATGTGATTAGGCGATACAGCTAAACGAGAAAGTTTCATGGCTATCTTTGAGAGATAAATAACATAGATGGGGTCGAGCTCCTTTCCATGGGTTTTGCGATACCTGTCCTTTATATTTTCAAGGATAACTGCTTCTAATGAAACACCATCATAAAAATCACCGTACACGGTACCTCGTTGTTCTAAAACTTGATCTGTCGTGGTCATTACGCAACCTCGTAAGGCTTAAGTTTTTCTTGCAACTTAAGTAACCGTTTAGCGCTATTGGCATGCACGTCAACCATGTAGCCTTGGTTGCCTAGTGCAATCTCGTTTTGTGAATACTGCATGCATTGAAGAGCATCGGCATAATGCACAACCAAGGCTTCAGGCGAGTCCTCATGGTAAATGTCACAAAAATGCTTTATTTGAGGTGGAAAATTCTGTACGATCTGTTCTTCGGCTTCTTTAAGAGCCGCTGCAACGATTGGATAGTTCTTCTTAACCAAGTGGTTTACATCAGAGATTTCCATCTCGGCCAAGTCATGGCAAATAGCAATCTTAATTGCTTCATTGACATCAAACTTGTAAAAAGGCGCCATTAGCAAGACGCCTAAAGCCACAAAATAGCTATGTGTTGCCACACTCTCTTGATGAATTACCGGCTTCATGCTATATCGCTTGGTGTGCTCCAAGGTATAGCTTCGCATAAAAAAGTCCATGTCTTTACTATTCATAGCTCATCTCCAAGTCTGACCAGTTTTTGCGGTCAAACACGCCTTTGTCAATTATTTCCCTAATGGCCATGTCCAACTGTATGAAGTTCCTAACCACGGAACCGGATGCAGCTAAGACTAGATTAAACTTCTGACCAGGCTGACCATCCAGCCATAGGTATATGAGGGGAATTGAATTTGCGTAGCACCAGCCGGCCTCGAATAAGGTTCCTGGGTCCTTGCCATCGGTTACACACAAAGCTAGATCAGTTTTAAGTAAAGCCTTAACATTAAGTTCCAAGACCTGTTCAGGAGTAGTGGACTTAGGGTCAAATAGGCATTCATCCTTAGGGCTAAAGTACCGGACGCCGTGGACGTCAAGAAGTGCCTTAGTGCTTTCGATGATTTCCACTTGTCGTGGATTAAAAAATGGGCCGGCTATGTAAACATAGGGCTTAGTTGTGATTGAGTCCATAGTTGTTCCTAGAAGTTGACGGGGCCGAAGCCCCAAATTTAGTACCGGGTTTGACTTGAGTGTGTTTCATATTTCATCCTCCTCATCGGGGTATTCTTCCTTGTCGGCACGGTCTTCGTCTGTCTCGAAAGACGTGTGCGCTGCCTCCCAGTCTCGCTGAATCTGGCGAAGCCGCTCCTCCTCGGCGTGCTGCTCTGCCGGAATGGCTTTGTACCGCTCAATCTGTTTAAGCAGGTCCGCCTGCATTTCATCAAACAAGTTGTGTTTCATATTTTAGCCCTTAGTAGTTTAGAAGTAAAGCGTTTACTGAAGTAAACAATTGCATTATACCTTATGTGCAGAGAAGTAAACACTTTATTTTCTATTGGCCCTCCTTTTCTTTCACTTTTTTTGTGTAGTCCCTAACTGCATTCATTAAAGCCTGCTGAGTTTTGTCTTTAGCATTGATGGCAGCCACGATAGCCTCGTCAATAGTGTCTTTGGCAATAATCTGATGAACTACGATGTTGTTGCGTTGCCCTTGGCGCCATAGACGCCGAATAAACTGCTCATAGGTTTCTAATGACCACGTATTACTGAACCAGATCACGGCATGACCTGCCCCTTGCAAATTTAAGCCGTGGCCGGCACTTTGTGGGTGTGCCAGCAAAACCGGATACTCACCGTTGTTCCACTTGTCAATGACGGCCTGCATCTCTTTACCTGTACTGCCTGAACCAATGTGAGGCGCGTGCGGAAATAATTTCTTTAAACGTTGTAAATCATGTCTAAAGTGATAACCAATAATGCACGGTTTACCGTTTAAGCCTTCAACCAGCTCTTCAACGGCATTTAACTTCTCTTCGTGAATCTCTTTGATTTCACGCTCATTGCCGTCGATATATACTGCGCCATTTGCAATTTGCTGGCACTTTCCTACAGCAACAGCGGCATTTGTAGCTGTTACTTGATTGCTTTCAAACTCGATAAGAAGCTTATCTTCAAGTTCCTTATAGACTGCTCTAGCTGCTTTGGGTAGATCCACATAAACCCGATTGAGCAACAATTCTGGCATATCAAGATAGTCCTCAGCTTTCATGCGAAGGACTTTATCCGCAAGAAGCGAGTAAATCGTATCGGCTGAGCCTTCTTTTAAAGCCCATGTGTAGCCGCCAAAGCCTGTTTGATAAAAGTAATTAGTGCGAAAATGCGTGATAAACCGACCAAAGGTTGCGCCTCGATCAATCACAAGCTGTGGCCCAAATACATCAAGCAAGCTGTTAGGCGCAGGTGAGCCTGTTAGCCCAAACCGACGCTTAAACCTGTCAAGAAATACAGCAAGTGACTTAAACCGCTCAGTACGTGTATTTTTCAAGTAGCTAATCTCATCCACTACAAGCATGTCATAAGGAAACGGTTTGCCGTTTAAAACTTTAGCTAGCCATTGCAAGCCTTCAAAGTTAATTACATGAATGTCCGACATGTCTTCAATGCTTTTGTCTTTATTAGGCCCGTGAATAACCGTAATGCTAATGCCTGCAAAGTTATCCCACTTCTTAATCTCTTCAGGCCATACTGCATACGCCGGTCTAAGTGGGGCAACAATAAGCGCTTTCTTTACAGCGCCTGCTTGCTTTAGAATTTTGAATGCTTCTAAAGTAATACTGGTCTTACCTAGCCCAGGGTCAAGCCACAGTTGGCCTGAGCCATTGCTAACTAAAAACTTTACAGCTTTTTTCTGGTATTCATGAGGTTCCCAAAACACGGTCTATCCCTTCTTTTGAGTCAATTGTGTAGACATTGTGCGAAAGACTTTGTAAATCAGCATGCACTTTGGTTTGTAGTGCCGATAGCTGCCCACCAGGGCGCTTTAGTTCTACCCACAAAACACGACCATTAGACAATGGCACAATACGATCAGGCCAACCACGAGCATAGCGCACATTTAGCTTAAGCGTTAGTAGCTTAAGCTCTTTGCACTTTTTAGAGAAGTATGCTTCAAGATGCCGCTCAAGAATAACTTTGGTTACCATTTGCAAGGGCCACCATTGCTCTTGCGAAAGTGGCAAAACTTGCACAAACCTGATGGATTGGCTGCAAAGATATTGTCTTTGTTAATTGTGCTTATGCGATTGGCAAGTTCATCTTTGTACTTGCCAAGTTCATCACGAGTAATACGAGAGTATTGCACATTCTTTTGTGAGTCAATGAACTCAATAACTAAGTTTACACGATTAATGTGAGGTTTAGTAGCCAACACAACCGCGGCATACACAGACACTTGATCTACATAGTCACGTTCTTTGCCTGTCTTAAAGTCAAGCACTGTGGCTGTATCGCCTTCTTCAAAGTACAGGTCAATCACGCCGCGAAACCACGCATTCTTGTCTTTGTAATCTACAAGATCCCATGCCTCGTTAATAGCAAACTGCATTTCAGACTGTGCGTTAGATAGCTTCCACTTATTTAGCTGTGGTATTAAGTACTGAACAACATTCGATGCCAGTGGCAATTCACCTTTAATAATGGATTCAATCTCGGAGTGAATTAGACTACCTCTAGATGCGGCATCGCCTGATGGTTCTTGCAATCGATCAATACGATTAAACTTGTACCGCGAAGGACATTGCTCATAGAGCTTTACCGCCGAATAGGAATATGCCATTATTTAACCTCTGCAAAGTTGCTGCCAATCTTGGCTTCTGCAATTAAAGGAACATCCAATGTAAATGCATGAATCATGCAATGAGCTAACTTATCAGCTTCACGTTGAACAACATCGGCTTTTGCTGAAATAATCAGCTCATCGTGCAAAGACAAAAGCAACCGAGCATCTTTAGCAACGCGCCAATAGTTAATCATTGCCTGCTTTGCCATGTCTGCGCCACTACCTTGAATTAGTGTATTCAGTGACTTAAACCCAAAGTTCATAAGTTTACCGTTAATGATCTTAGGCGGTTCGCCTTTAACTAACCGGCCACCAATAGTAGAGAACGGGGCACGTATCTTGTACCTGTCCATTAAGTCGTTGTTGACTTTGTCAAGCCCAGGGGCTACCTCAGACTTATAAAGATCTATCAGCTGACGGGCTTCTGCATAAGGTATGCCTAGCATTTCACATATCTTCTTAGGGCCTGCGCCATACAAGATACCAAAGGACATAGTTTTGGCATAGTCTCTAATGACCGTCTTGCCAGACTTTTCACTCATCAAATTAGCAGCAAAAGCATGCAGATCAGCATTAGGATCTTTACGATACTGATCGGCCAGCTTACCGTCCTCAAAGTGTGCAAATAACCGCAGCTCTTGAGCTTGAAAGTCAGCCGCTGCCATCATGTGGCCTTCATCAGGCAAGATAAACTCACGAACCTTAGGAATTATTAAGTCTTGCAGTATTTCCGGCAATGGGGTCTTAGGCCCACGTGTTGGCATGGTCTGTAGTGTTGGCTTAGCCGACAATCTGCCGGTTCGTGTACCACCAGCCTCACCGCGGACGGTATTCCATTCCGTGTAGATCCTTCCTGTTGAAAGCGATTGACTTAGCCATGGTTCTATATAGGTGCCGGTTAGTTTAACCAACACGTCCCTATGCCGTAGGACGGAGGATAACTCCGTGTCGGTTAGCATTACTTTTAGCGTGTCTTTGTCAGATAATGGGGTACCTTTGTCACTTGTGGGCCATTGCTTGTTTGTGTCATACACGCCTTTTTCCATAACAGCCTTTACAAGCTGAGCGCCGGAATTAAAGTTAAGCTCATAACCAAAGTACTTAAACAGCCAGACTTCACACATCTGAATATCAGCATTGGCTTTTTCAAGGCTAGCGTTTAAGCCGTCACGATTTACACGAATGCCTAGCTTACTGTTTTCCAGCAACACCGGCATTAGTCGTATTTCACGAAGGTAAGCCTCAGGCATTGCATCGCGGACTTCTTTAGTGAAATCCCATAATCCTGCAGTAAGCCGTACATCGGCCTCGGCATACTTACCTACAAGATCGGCAGGACCACGAGCAATGTAAGCGCCTGCCTGTTTAGGCTTCTTACGAACAGCTTCGATGTTCATAGTTAGCCAGTCAAACAGCTCATCGCGTTCTTCTGGTTGCACATTTAACCAGTCTTTACATAGCTCTTTTAGCGATAAGCTCCTAACATATGGATCATAAAGAAATGCAAGCACCATAGTGTCGTGCAAACATCTTGGGTCAATAAACGGTAGGTCAAATTTTTCATAGATGATTGCCATGTCAAACATTGCATTGTGAAAACACACATGTCTACCAGACGCCCACATGTCTTGCAGCATTTGTCGAACATGAACAAATGTGGTGTTGTTATTACTATCATGCGCAAATGCAAAGTAGCCAGACTTGAATTGTCCTGTCCTGTCAAGCACCGCCAAGCCAACTGGCTTAGGCGGATACTCATGCGGACGTGGACCAATCGCCTCGGACTCAAAGTCAAGGAAGATTGGATCCATCATGCTAGTACTTGCTCGACTTTTCTGCTGTTACAGGAACATCAGTGTCTTCTTCAACGCCGGCTGTTGCAATTGCATTGGCCAGTTCTTTCTCACTGCGAGCGATTAAAGCGCGTACAACATTAATGTCGTCAATGGTACGAACAAAGTCAAAATTAACTTTAAACTGTGTCTTAGCATCTGGCACTACGCTAATGCGTGTAACAACAGCCGACAATGGCCGTTTAGTAGTGCTTGCAATCTTTTGCAAGTAAGTGGCAAAGCCGCGAACACTTGTAACCGGTGTGCGAAGTGCTGCCACTTCACCTGCATTTACTGCTTCAACCGAGCTAACGGTATCAGCTGTCATAATTAACAGCCTACGCTTTTCAGCGCATGCTTTGCCTTTGCCACCATTGGCAGAACTGCCCCATTGGTCTTTAGGGCAATTTGAGCAAGTAGCAAATTGCTTTTCAGTTGCATTTACATTAGGCTTTAAGTCTGACATGGTTGAGCCAAGCGCAAAACACACCGGACCTGCAGGCTTTGTTGGGTCATACCGGCTAGTGTAGTACAGCCGCTCAACAGGGCTGCTTAAGATCACCACCTCGATCTGATTGTTAGCAATCGGGTTATCCCGATACGTTAACACACCGCTTTTGGTGCTTAAAAACTGAGTACCTACAGTACTACGTTCTGCCACCATGCTTGCCGCGGCCAGCTTTTCCAGTTCATTTTCGAACAATGCCAATTGATTTTCAGGTTTAGCCATTTTAGAAACTCCTATTTACGTGACTTAGTGATTGAAATGCCCCATATCTCAGCAATGGAAGAGCCGGGTATCTCTTCACCTGCTTCCCAGCGATCCTTAAATGCAGTACTGCTGAGCCTCTTATGCAATAAATCAAAACTGTTTGTAGTTGTGACATACGCATAAAACTTGTCCCAATCCGTAATGGTTGGATGTTTGTTCTTGTTCATTGAAACCGAATGGCCAAGATCAGATGCCGCTTTCATAGTGCCTGCCTCATTCATGGCATGCATAAGATCGCGCTCTAGTATTGCAATTTGCTTACCAAGGTCTTCATCTTTCTTGGATAGCTCGGTGCGTTGGGCTCTTACCTCAACAAGTTTGTTAATTATTTCAGATAGATTCATATTTACGCTCTAAAAAAGAAGGGTGATAAAAGTATTGCGTAATGCCGGCTTCATTAAACATAAGGTCTGCTAATTTCCATGACTTAGCCCATCGGTCATTTTCATTCATAACCGACACATGTTGTGTAATGCCAGCTTGTATCATCATAGCAGCGCATTGACTGCATGCCTGCATTGGCCATGTATACATTGTGCAATCTTTAAGCGTTTGCTTTGCAAATAGTATAGCATTAGTCTCAGCATGCAATGTCATCATAAGCTTAGTTTCACGGTCATTTAGACGGTCGGCATGGTCTTTAACATTAGGCGGAAAACCGTTAAAGCCTAGGCTCACAATTGCATTGTCAGAGCTTACGATAACAGCACCGCATTTAGTGGATGGGTCTTTTGACCATGAGGCAACCAGCCTAGCCATGTTTAAATACCTATGATCCCATTTAACCCCTGATCTAGACATCACCAGCTCCCATCCAGTTAGGCTGCTGACCTTTGCCACGATAGTAGGTACGTGCCCACAAAGGGTTTTTAGACTGGTAGTACCGACGGTATGCCTGCACTGTGTCATAGTGCTTGTGTTCATCCGGCATGCATTGTGGCGGGTTATCCCAACGGTAATTATCAGAAATTGCAGGCGGTGGATTTTTGAGCTCGCCTTGTAGCATAGCTAAGCACTTGTGCACTTTGCCATACCTGAATGTAAATTCTTTGCACAAGTTAATGGCCAACTTAACTACCCATGCATAATGCTCAGCAGTTGCACGAGTCCAGATTGCCGATGGGTGATTTTTATGTGTAGGTTTGTAAGTAACATTGTGGCCATTGCCATGCTCATGATGAGCCGTAGCCAGCATTTGGCATGATTCCACGACCATTTTGACAACGTGCTTGTCGCAATGAAACTGTGCTGCAATTTGCGGTAGATGGTGTAGATAGAAGATGTTCATTTTAGCCTTTTAGTAGTTAAGAAGTTTAGGTGTTTACCGAAGTAAACAAGGGCATTGTACTAGGTTTTTTGGCTAGTAAACACTTATTTTCGACTTTTTTCAAATAAAAGTAAAGCAATAGTTTCTTCTGGTCCGGTCCAGCCTGCAGGTTTTGTGGCATCTTGCTGTGTGCCTCGACTAGTAGCACCGGGGACTTTTTTCATATTGCAATCATGCACAATGTCAAGAATCTCTGGTAGTGGCAGACCCATGTGATGCGCACAGCCCATGGTGACATAGGCTAAATCAGCAATGGCATCGGCAGCATCGA